TTAAAACGGGGCAACCTCTTTCCAGTGCTGTTCTAAGTGAGAAAGAGGTAACCTGGCGGATTTACGCAGGAAAATCTGTTGCGCCAGGGTGCCGCCTTTGCTGGCAGCACCAACATAATGCAAACGGGGCGCAAGCGCCCCATTATACCAATGCTATTCCATTGAATTTAAAGTAATTAATAGAACAAATGACCACATACTGACCACGTAAAGACACAAAAAATACCGCAATAGCGGCGCTGGGCTCGAGTGTTTGCTAGACCGCTAGAGATAACTGCCCGTCACCGTAGTGAGACAAAGGCAGCGCATCGCGCGGGATAAACCCCTCAGGAACTGCTTCACACTTAACACGCCTGGTCACGGCACGCTCCACACTGTTCAACGTTGTAAACGAAAAACTGCATTCCAGATTCTGGCACTGGTGATACTGCCGTATGGTCATTTTGCTTAATCGGGTACTGGTTCGGGTATGTGCGTTGGCACCGCACTGTGGACAAACAAACATGGCTTAATCCCTCTTGTGGAGTGGAATTAATATTTTAGCCTTCTTCGGTGTTTATTATCCAGTCGGTTACTTTAGCCTCAAGCTCAAGCCGCGTCGTAAACCCACTTCCTACATCAATGGTATGTTCGGCCCTGGCGATTATCCATTCCTGATTATCAATGGAGTCCTTAAACCCGTTCACGCTAACGTGCATTTCCGGGTACAAATCCGCCCGACCATGCGCAAGGGTGATTGAGAATTGCGCGGCCCCTCGCTGAAGCTGCTGCCACTTCGCCGCCGCAGCTCGTTTCGCCGCGGCTTCATTGTTGAAGGTTTTCCGCATAATGAACACATTACCCTCGGCCCCTTCAATGTAATCCCCCTCGCGCGACGAGCTGCGCGCTTCGTTTTTATTCTTACGCTTGCGTGCCGTTACCGTGCGTTTTTTCCCGAATTTGAGATCCAGCCAGTAGGCCTGCACGCCCGTGTACGCATCCCGGTCAGCAATACGAAAACTATGACGATCGCCACTTGAGCGGGTGATTGCCGCAGAAGGCAGCGGGCGACCTGACGCGCTGTAACCGCCGCCTGGAACGATAAACAGCAGGCAGCCGTTTTTAACCGTGGAGATGGCACCCAGCTTTTCCGCCATGCGCGTAAGAAATGACATGTCACTCTCTTCGGTCTGATCGGCATGGTCTATTTCAATGCTCATCAGGACATCGCTAATCATGGGTTTCAGGCTGTAGCGGTTGGCGATGGCTGACACGACGCGCTCAAGCGCAACGTCATGCCAGGACACCTCTCGCTTAACGTTAAACTCTTCCCTGAAATCCGCGCTGCGGGCAGTCACCCGCACGACATCTGGCGGGCCACTGTGTTCAACCTCATCAACGATAAATACCCCCTTACTGATAAGCGCCTCCCCCAGCCAGCCAATCGCGAAGTTTAACGCTGTTCCCCTTGGCGGCAGCATAACCTGCCCGTCCGCGTCGTCTATTTCCAGCGATAGCTGATCGGCTTCAAAGCCCCGGTTATCCGTGAGCGATAGTGACATTATCCGTGCATCCAGCGTGGTAAGTGCCTGGCCATTTAACGTGACGGAAAAATCAGGCGAGCGCACCAGGCCCGCCATCATATTTCCGGCACTGTCGGTCAGATTCTTCATCTCGCTTTTAATGCTCTGCGCAACCGCGCTCAGTTCAGCAAATCCCATCGACTCCCCCTTTTTTCTGGCATGTTTCCACGCACGCGCGAGTTGGCAAACCCGCTTTTGTTGTCGCAGCGCCGCGACAACCGCCACAGCGTGAACGCCGAGCAGAATTAGTGAAATATTGCCGTAAAGCACTACAACGTGGAGATAAACAAATATGGGTGAATTTTTTCACGGTGTGCGCGTAAAAGAGCAAACCGACCTCGTCACAGCAATCAACGACATTGACTCTTCAGTTATTGGTCTGGTTGTTACAGCTGATGATGCAGATCAAACAGCCTTTCCGCTCAACACCCCGGTATTAATCACGCGAGCTGCAAAAATGCTCGGCAGCGCCGGGAAATCCGGCACGCTGTGGAAGGCGCTGAAAGCAATCAGCGATCAGTGCAGCCCAAAAATCATTGTGGTTCGGGTGCCTGAAGCCCAAGCCCCCTCAGCCCCGCTGGAGGGGGCAGATCCTGAACCCGAAAACCCGACGCAGTCGCAGCTGGTGATCGGAGGTTCGGAAGCGGACGGCAGCTTTACCGGCATGTATGCCTTGCTGACAGCGGCGCAAAAAGTGGGCTACCAGCCCCGCGTGCTGGCGGTGCCAGGCCTGGACACTGAAGAAGTGACCTCGCAGCTTTGCGTAATTGCGCAGAAGTTGCGGGCTTTTGTCTACGCCAGTGCAAACGGCTGCAAGACCATTGCTGAAGTGAAAGCCTATCGTGAGCAGTTCAGCTATCGCGAGCTAATGCTCATCTGGCCTGATTTTATCGCATTCAACACGCAGACCGGGGAGCAAGATATTTTCCCTGCTCCGGCCTATGCCTGCGGCCTGCGTGCGGCGATTGATTACAACCAGGGCTGGCACAAGTCACTTTCAAACGTGGCGGTGAATAATGTGCTCGGTATCAGTAAGGATGTTTTCTGGGCGCTACAGTCCGCAGACAGCGACGCCAACGAACTGAACGCAAGTGGCGTAACAACGCTGATTAAGCAAAACGGCTTCCGCTTCTGGGGCAACCGCAGCTGCGACGAGGAAGAGTATATTTTTGAGGTATACACCCGCACCTCTCAAATTCTCGCAGACACCATTGCTGAAGCGCAGTTTATCACTGTGGATAAGCCGCTCACGCCAGCCAACGTGAAAGACGTTGTGGATGGCATCTCACGCAAACTCAGCGGTCTTGTCACTGCCGGGCGCTTGCTGGGCGCATCCTGCTGGTTTGACGTCGTCGATAATGACCTGACGGATCTGCGGCAGGGAAGCCTGGTTATCCAGTATGACTTCAGTCCCGTTCCGCCTATAGAGGACCTGGAGTTTATTCAGACCTTTACGGATAAATACATTGAAACCGCGTTCAGCTCGGTGGGTGGGTAATCATGGCTATTCCAAAAAAATTGCGACTGTTCACTCTGTTTGTGAACGGTACTAACTACCTCGGCAAAATCCCGTCGGTCACGCTGCCAAAACTGACGCGGAAAATTGAAGATTACCAGGGCGCAGGCATGATTGGCGCGGTTGGTGTCGATCTCGGTCTTGAGGCTGGGGCGCTCGACACAACGATTGAGTCCGGCGGCATCATTGAAGAAATGCTTTTGCTGTTCGGTGCGGAAATCGATGGCGTGCAGATGCGTTTTGTTGGGGAGTATTTCAACGGGGAAACCTCGTCAATTCTTGAAGTCGCGATGCGCGGCCGCATCACTGAAATGGACGGCGGCGACTCAAAACAGGGTGAAGACACCAGCGCAACGCACGCGGTCAAACTGACTTACTACAAGCTGACCATTGACGGCAAAGACTTCATTGAGATTGATTTGCTCAACTTTGTCTACAAAGTCAACGGCAAGAATTTATACCCGGATCGCGTAATGTCCGCGCTGGGAATGGGCTAATGAAAAAGGAAACGAGCATGAATGTACTGACCACCGTCACCCTGGAAACGCCAATTACGCGTAAGGATTCCACTATTTCTGCGGTGAGTATCACCCCCGCAATCAAACAGGCAGGCACCCTGCGCGGTCTGCGGCTGACCGATGTCTTTAACATGGATTTCGATGCCGTTGCCGAGCTACTTACCCGCACCACTTTGCCGACGCTGACCAGGGCAGAAATTAACACCCTTGATACACCCGATTTCACCGAACTGGCGCAGGCCATTGTGCCTTTTTTGGTGAGAGCGGAGCCTGGCAGGCCGAGCGCACCGGTAGCGGCTCAGTAATCACTCTTCAGTTTGACGAAATTGACGAGCTGATCGCAGATATTGCCGTCATTTTTCACTGGCCTGCGCCCGAACTTTTCGCAATGCAGATTGACGAGGTGATCGCCTGGCGCAGACGCGCCGCCGTCAGAAGCGGAAACGATAAAGATGAGGATTAAGCATGGCGGGTCAGTCTCTTAATATTCGGGTGGCGTTCAGCGCAGTTGACCGCTTTACCCGCCCCGTATCAGCGGCACAAAAAGGTGCCGCCGGTATGGCGGATGCCATCAAACGCACACAGACCGCGCTCAAAGGTCTGGACAAGCAAGCCAGCACTTTTGCGCAGCTCAGCGCAAGAGCAAACACCACAGCCCAACGGCTGACCAAAACACAGCGTGCCCTGGAAGGTCTGAAGCAGGCACAGGCGCAGCAAGGCTCCCTCACTGATGCACAGCGTGCCCGGCTTGAAAAACTCACCGGCACAGTCAGCAAACTCAGTGCCTCATATCAGTCCCAGAAAGCCGCCCTGATGGAAAGCGCCGCCGCACTGAAGCGACATGGCGTGACCGCTCAGTCAGGGGGCACAGCTACAGAGTCAGCCCGCCGCAAAACGCAGGACTATAACCGGACGCTTGAAGAGCAAAAGCGCCAGCTTGCAGCCCTGACGCAGGCGCGCAGCCGGTATGATCGGATGCAGAAAGCGGGACAGACAATGAAAAGCACCGGCGCTGGCATGATGGTTGGCGCTGCCGCTGCGGGATATGCAGGCGGACGTTTTCTGGCCCCGGCAGTCAACTTTGATGCTGAAATGTCGCGTGTCGGGGCGTTAACCCGCATTGATAAAACCGATCCCCAGTTTGCCGCCCTGCGCGAACAGGCCAAAAAGCTCGGCGCGGAAACGGCGTTTACCACCACCGATGCCGCCAGCGGGCAGGCGTTTCTGGCAATGGCGGGCTTCACCCCGCAATCCATTCGCGCAGCACTGCCTGGCGTGCTGAATATGGCGCTGGCTGGCGGGATGGAGCTGGGCGAGTCGGCAGATATTGGTTCAAACGTTCTTTCACAGTTTGCCCTGTCCGCTGACAAAATGGACATGGTCAGCGATACGCTCACCGCCGCATTTACCCGCACAAACACAGATTTACGCCAGCTGGGTGAAACGATGGTTTACGCGGGGCCGGTCGCCTCAAAGCTCGGTATTTCACTGCAGGATGCAGCGGCAATGGCGGGGGCGCTCGCCAACAACGGCATGCGTGGCAGCATGGCCGGTACGGCTTTGCGTGCAAGTATGGCTCGCCTGGCCTCCCCTACAACAAAAGCTGCTAAGGCGCTAAAAGAGCTGGGCGTCGATGTGGCTGACTCCAGCGGGAAAATGCGGCCCATTCAGGCCATCCTCAAAGATTTATACGCCGCCTCTCAAAAATTCGGGGAAGTGGATCAGATTTCCTTCTTCAAAGACATTGCTGGGGAAGAGGCCTTTGTCGGGCTGCAAACATTGGTGGAAAGCGCGGGCAGCGGTGCGCTTGGCAAGTTATCAGCCGAGCTGTCCGGGGCTGCAGGAGAGGCGCAGGCCGTGGCGAGAAAAATGGCGGACAACCTCGGCGGTGACCTGAAAGAGCTGGACAGTGCATGGGAGGGGTTACGGATACAGATTGAAGAAACGGCTGACGGCCCTTTCAGAAAGATAACGCAAGGCCTGAGCGAAGTAATCAACCGCTTTTCCGCCTGGGTGAAAGCCAATCCCCGCCTCGCTCAGACGTTACTTGTGGTGACCGTGGCAGTCATTGGGCTGACTGCCACAATCGGCGCATTGTCATTCATTACGGGAGCGCTGCTGGGGCCTCTGGCTAAGCTTCAGCTTGGTTTCTCGCTACTGACCGGCAGCAAGGGAGTCAGCACGGCGACCGGCCTGTTTCGCTCATTGTCTGCCACCATGACGGGATCGCTTGGTGGCGTTAAGGGTTGGGGGGTTGTCATGACCTCTCTGCGGGGTGGGCTGGGGAGTATATCCAGCCTGGCTGGCGGCCTGGGGGCAAGACTTGCCGCTGTTTTCACCTCGCCGCGTATTGCCCTGACGGGGCTGATCCGCATTGTAACCGGGCTTGCAACCGCAGGTTTTAGCGGGCTTGCCAGTGCAGCAACGGGGGCTTTCAGCGTGGTGGCCGGCAGCGTGTCATTTCTGCTGAGTCCAATAGGTCTGCTGATTGCCGCCGTTGTGGGGGCTGGCGTTTTAATCTGGAAATACTGGGAGCCGCTGAAGGCGTTCTTCTCGGGTTTCTTCAGCGGAATATGGCAGCAGCTCGCCCCACTTCGCGATGCATTTTTCACCCTTTCATTGGTCTTTGATGCCATTGGCACTGCCGTTGGCAAGGTGTGGCAATGGTTTAAAGAGCTGTTTACCCCCGTTGAATCTTCCCGCGACTCTCTTAACAAATGCGCCAGCGCCGGGGAAACCTTCGGCAAAGTGCTAGGCAGCGCCCTGCAGTTTCTGATGCTCCCGCTAACAAAGCTCATGGAGGGGATCGGCTGGCTGCTGGAAAACCTCGGGCTAATCCCGTCCGGCCTGGAAGCTGCGAGACTCAAAGCCGAAAGCCTGAAGAAAGATCCGGTCATGTGGGAGTGGGACAGCGCGCAGGGCAAGATGGTTAAAAAGGGGTGGAACTGGTCGGCCCCCGGGAGCGCGGCGACATCGCTGCAAAAACCTGCGGTCACCACGTCCCCGAAACTGCTCACAGGTGACCAGGGTACGCAGCGCCGCCTGCAAAATATTGCCGACAATACCGGCGGCCTGCTGAGCGAAACAAAAAAAAGAGTGGGCCCTGGCGATATCGTCTTTAAAAACCTACCCAAAGCGCTGACTGTCAACGGAGAGTGGCGCGAATCGCAGGTTATCAGCCAGCCACTCAGGCCCCTGTCCAGCCCGTCAGCCCGCAATGCGGCGGCGGCCTCCGGGGCAAATGGCGGTTATGGTGATATCAAGATTGAAATTCACCTGGATGGAGCGCAGGCAGCCAGCCCTGCAGATATGAAAAACCTGGTGAGTGAAGCGCTAACGGATGCCCTGGCAAAAGCAGACAGACGCCGCCGCTCATCCTTCCGCGATGACAATTGAGGTTAAATTATGATGATGACTTTCGGGCTGTTTGTATTCTCGCTGAGTACAACGGCTTACCAGCAGTTGCAGCAGTCTATTGAGTGGCGACATGTCAAGAACGAGCGGGTAAACCGCTCGGCCTCGCGTCAGTATACGGGCGCGGGTGATAATAAAATCACGCTGAATGGCACACTCTACCCGGAAATCACAGGCGGCAATCTCTCGCTTGCGGCGCTGACTACGACCGGCTTTGCCGGGAAGCCCTGGCCCCTGATTGAAGGTAGCGGCACCATTTACGGGATGTTTGTCCTGACAGGGATACAGACGGGTCACACTGAATTTGACCGTTACGGCAATGCGAGAAAAATTGAGTTTACCCTGAGCCTTGAGCGCGCTGATGAGGACATCCGGGAGAAGCTGCAAAACTCATCGGTCACCGACCTGCTCGGTGAACTCCAGGAGAAAGCAACCGGCGCAATAAATAATATCGGCGGCTCGCTGTCCGGGCTGCTGTGAGTCCACTGCAGTAAGGTCATTTATGACAGTGCTCGATGCGTACGGCCAGCACTGTCAGAAATGACCGGGTCA